AAAAATCGCTGTTGGCCGTGTACTGAATTTCCGTTTTCAGCGTGTCAGCGGTATTGGCCGGGAATCCCCAGTTGAGACGGATACCCCAGTTAATACCCGTCGCCATAAAACCAACCGGCTTCGGCGGGTTACCTTCTTTCCCTGTCAGCGTGGTTTCGGTTGAGTATCCCCAGCCACTGGAGATTTCAGCGGCATTAATGGCGCGCACGCGCACCAGATAGCGTCCCGCATAAATGCCCGGCACTTCAAACGAGGTGGTGGAGCTGCGCGGCACGTTCACCCAGTTACCGTCATTGCGGCGCCACTGCGCCTCATAGGCAATAGCATTGACCGTGTCCGGCCATGAAACGCGCATGGTCTGAACACTGATCCCCTGATTCACCACGGAATAACTGTCGATAGCAATATCATCTGGCGCGGCCTGGCTTCCCGGTGGCACGACGCTGACAGGACGACTATCGATAATGGCCCCGGTGTCGATACGGGCATATTTATCCGGATCGTGAGCCGCACCGGTGATGGCAAACGTCCCATCATTATTATCGGTCACACTGACAACACGGTACTGCTGCGCATACAGCTCGTCGGACTCCACAATCCACACGCTTTCCACTTCCGGCGTTTCGCTGTAGGCAGTGGTTACCGTGACCACTTCCCCATTAACGGCCTGAATGGTGCGGCTCTGCGCAGCACCGGAAGGCAGGTTCAGGAACAGCCGATCACCGGCAACAGCATCAGGCGCTCTGTCCAGGGTGATTACCCTGCCGTTAACCGCGCTGATACGGCCGCCGGTAACCTTGCCAGACAGGTTCTCATCAGCCACAGCGATGATGTAGCCAGGTTGTGGGATCATGCCATCCAGCCCCACGGAGAAAGAAACCACCCGGTCTTTATTGTTGGTGAGGATCCCCCAGCGCCCTTTTCGGTTCGCTTCTGACTGGCGTGTGCAGCCGATTGCCGTCATCTCAAGCTGGTTAAAACCTTTGTAGCGGGCTACCAGTTCCTGTTCAAAGACTGGCTCCATTGCATCAGCGTAACCGTTATCCGGATCTGAATATGAAACCAGCGCGCTGGTATACCGGCTTTTCGTCGTGCTGCTGCTGTAGCTGAATCGGCCGTCAATGACGTTTGCTTTTGTGTAGCTGTAATCGACATCGCGCGGCATATCCGCCAGGGTAACAATCTGGTTGCCGCCCCAGTAGGTCATCCCCCGAAAGATGGCGGCGAAGTCACGCAATACCGTATAGGCGTCGTTGCGATCCTGAACATAGACGTTACAGATATAGCGTGGTTCGGTACCGCTGCCGCCTTTACCGTCCGGCACCGGCGCATCGCAATACTGCGCCACCTGATAGAGCGTCCATTTATCGATATTCTCAGCCGTCAGGCGATCGCCCAGGCCGAAACGGTCAGAGACGACCAGATCGTAAAAAATCCATGCCGGGTTATCAGTCCATGCCCATTTAAAGGCACCGGACCATGTGCCAGTATAGGCGCGTGTTTCCGGGTTGTAATTGTCCGGCACGCGGATCACGCGTCCGCGCGGTTCACATGATATCTGCGGAATGGAGCCGTTGAACTGGCTCGAGTCAAACTCGATATAGAGCAGCGCCGTGTTGGGATAGCGCAGTTTGGCGTCGATAACTTCCGTGTAGCTTTGTAGTGTCATCGTGTCGCCGATTTTGGCGCTGTTGGCGTCAGCAGTAATTTTCCTTACCCGTACAGTCCAGGACGTGGCACCGGCTGGCAGATCGATGCGGTGGCTGCGTTCGTAGCCTGATGTGGTTTTCCCGCTGACGGCGGTGTTTATTTTCGTGACAAACGCCCCACCATCAACCTGCAGATCAATCGCATACTGAACCTGGTTACCCACCAGATCGCCGTCATCTTCCTGCTTAAAGAGTGACGACCATTTCAGGCGCAGGCGTACCGCAGAAAGCTGAGAGTTGGTAAACGTGTGCGTCCAGGCCACTGAGCTTTTAATCTCGATGCCGGCGCTGATCTCGTTCTCCGTACCCGGAATGCCCTGGATATAACTTTGCGCCTGTGTGCCCGGGCGAAACTCCCAGGTCACCCCGCTGAAATTTGACGAACCGTTGGCATTCAGCAGCGGCGTCCCGTCGAGAAAAATACTCTGGCCGGTGAGTTGCCCGGAAAATTCCCCCTCGCCCAGCGCGACAAGGATCTTCGCCTTTGCAACAGACTGGAGATCGTCAGGCTGTTCTGTGGGCGTGCGGGAACTGGAGCTTCCGCCTTTGCGCCCCTGAATTTTCTTGTTTGCCATATTGCGCCCATAAAAAAGCCCGCGGCGCGGGCATCAGTAAATTGCTGATCAAATATCAGGATGTGATATATCCGAAAGCCTAGATATGGTGAGGTTTCAGCCTGTCAGCGGCGGGACAGTGGGTACTCAACGACGGATGAAGGCTGATTACCTTTGAATGCATACATTGTAAGGAAAGTCCATGAAGACTGCTGATCGACATAATTTTACCAGGTTCCCCTATCGCTCAGATGTAAGGGAGAATGGAGATATAAACAATGGTGGATTTGACCTCGTTCAATTCCCTGACAAGATAAATGACATCCATGAAATTACTGATTACCCGTGGCTTAAAGACTTCATTACGCAAGTTAATAACAAAGATGGATTATTCATGACATTAGGATGTGCGATTGGTTATGAGGAAGGTGTTTTATATGGTTATATCGATTTTTCCTCTCGCCCGGAAACTCCAGCCACGGTGAAAGATAATCTTGTCAATCTTGACATTCATTTTTATGAATATATTTCTCACTCCATACAGGATGAGGAAATCCGCCAGAAGGCCATTCAATACACTCAGGGCATTCTCCTTTGGCTTGCATCTCCTCTTGAAATCTACGGCGAAGCGTACTCAAAAGTGAATCTGACGTTTCGTGAACGGAATCAGGATGGGTTGGTGTGGGCATTCGATCACCTGTGCTATTTCTTAGTCGAGTACTACCCAAATCGTATAGCAATCAAATCTTCGATAGACGGAATTTGACTACTCCATAATTTTATTGCTGGTCTTCGACGTAAATACCGGCGGAAATAATCGCACCGCCGATACGGCGTTTACCGTATAAAAGCGGCACCGGGTAACCCTGAGCGGCGGTATTTGTCACGCTGCCGAAGGCGTAAGACGCCCTGTTATCGGCATCCTGTTTGCTGGCCAGTCCGGCGGTCTGTGGGGAAAGCATTTGTACGACACCGCCCAGCATCATAACCGCGCCCATTTTAGCCATACCGTAACCTACGGCTGACAGTGTACCACCAGAAAAATAACCAATGACTACGCCAACAACCACCAGCACGGCCCCGAGAATGGTTTGCAATGCGCCAGCTTTTTTACTTCCCATTACCACCGGAACAATGCGTATAATCTCACCAGACACGGGGAAGCCCAGATCATCAACGCCAATATTTTTTTTGCCGCGAAAGACAGCATAAGTCAGCCCGCGCCGCTTACTGGATATCATGAACTGCTCAAAACCTTTTACCGTAGCCGCCAGAGCTCTAGTCGCTTCATGAGTGGTGCTTATTAAGCGATGGTGAACTTTGCCAAAAGTTTTACCGAGAATGCCGCCAAGTTCTATTTGGGTCATAACTTCCTGCATTCTTTTCTCCAGAAAATAAAAAACCCGCCGAAGCGGGTCGATATATTTCATAAATACCAGGATTATTGGCACTTTGCTGTTCGTAATGTTTCCAGCTGGGTTAAGCGAGCCTGCACTTTCTTGCGAGCCTCACTTTTTGCCATACCATTGCCTATGCCAAAATCCCCAAGGACGCCCAGTACAGTACGCCCATCAAAATCACCTGTGTTCTCAATCTCTTGTTGAATGCTATGTGTTTTAGCAATTTCCTGAGTTATTGCTTTACAATCTAAGGCTGAGGCTTCTTCTGCGGTTACTGCGGGCGCTTGAGGATATTGCTTGGTCGCGCACCCCGAAACGAAGGCCAGAGCAATTGCTACCATCACCATTTTTTTCATTTTTACTTTTCCCAGATAAAAATAAGATTAGCCCTGTCAGGCTAAAGGATTATACAAAAACAAAGATGGTTCGACGGCAGATTTTTAACAATCATGACAAAGAGAAAAGGAATTAATCAGGAAAGAAGATAATTTATAAAAACTCTCTGTAACGCAATATTTTAATAGTCCTCTCCCGCCAGTAACCGCCCCACGGCTCACGATTACTCAGCCGTCCGTACAGATGGTGCAACATCATGTTGCCTTCCAGCAGGATCGCGGCATGGTTCCACTTACTGGCCTGCACCTGCATGATCAGCACGTCGCCAGGGGCTGGCGCGCCGGATACTTCCCGGAATCCGCATTCGTACCAGTTGTCCTGGTATAAATTATCGGGATACTGGTCTTCCCACCACGGATAATCGACCCGGTAATCAGGCAGTTCAATACCGTGCTTTTGCCGAAACCAGCTCATCACCAGCCCCCAGCAGTCGTAAACGCCGAGCACAAACGGGCGCTCAAGGAGCGGCAGCTCGCCGCGCGGCAGGATGGTACGGAAATCGCCTTCCGGCCAGCTCACGATATGCCACGGCAGCGCACTCAGATCGCATTGCGCTTTGTCGGCCTCGCTGGGCTGGGTGGTTGCATCGGGGTGGCTGTGTACGATAGCAATTACCATGCCCCGGTCTTCTGCCGTAGCATAGTCCTCCGGGCAGAGGACAAAATTGTCCTCCGGTTTTGCGGCAATATTACGGCACGGGAAATAGCGCGCCACCCGACTTTTCTGTACCACCAGGCCGCAGCACTCGCGCGGATATTCAGCGGCCGCATGCGCCATAATGGCATCAATAATTTTCTGGCGCATATCAGCTCCGGATCAGCGATGTGCCGGGGAATCCGCCAAACGACAGTTCATTGTTTTCCCCGAAACGCAGTTTGCACCCTGTCAGCGTGCCGTTGCATTCATCCAGCGACGGATCGCTTACCGGGTTATTGTGCTTGTCGAAATAGCGCGTCCCGGCATAATCACAGCCATTTCCGGAACGGTACTGCCCGCGAATGCACCAGGTACAAAGCGAATGAAGCTGGCGCGTCGGGATCATCAGTCCCTGCAAATCCATCGGGCTGGAAAGCGTGAACTCCACGACCTCATTTGTCTCGCTGCTTTTCGCATCGATGTACCAGACCTGCAACTTTTCCTGCAACGGGTCGGCCGTCGGGTTTCCCTCCACAAAGTTCTGCGCGTCAAGGTACTGCGCCAGCGTGTCGTGAATGGTGACTTTCGCCTGCAGCATGTCATCGTAGGCAAGGCACAGCGCAGTGATCGACGCATCGAGGTTAGCAACAGACAGCTTCGGTGATGCGCTGCTGCCGCTGGTTGATACTTCAATCCCGTCGAGCTCATACGGCCAGGCTCTGTACTCGTTACCCTGCCACCAGATGGACTTCGCCGGCAGCAATGATTCATCGCCATCCGCAGCGATAATTTCCGCCTCCGTGTGCGGGATGTTGTGACTGTGAAAACGAAGAATATCGCTCACACCGAAAGCGGATCCGTCAACGTCAAGAAGCCGGACCGCGTTGCCCGGTTCCAGTTTTTGATAGTCGCTGTGTAAACTCATGGTGCAAATGCCTGCTCGAAGGTTGCAGTGATAGACATGACATTCTGGCTTTTGACAACCTGCTGGAGGCTGTCAGCCTCAACACGCCAGAGCGCCAGCGCCCCGAAAGGCGGTCTAAAAGAAAAGGATTTGGTCTTATGCCTGCGCAGAAATGCATAAATTTCCAGCGCAGTTTCCGTACGCCCGTTGAAGGAAAAATCAAACGTCAGCGATTCAGGATGGAGGCCATCACCACTCACCTGGGCATAACCATCACCGAACTGGGCTTTTCTGACGTTGTCTTTACTTTTTATTGTGGGCTGCCCGGCTGACTGAATCGGCCAGGTAAAGGCCTCAATGGTCATCATTACCTCCGGTTTACTGCACTCCAGATAATTCCGCCGGGACGGACTTCGCGTTGAATACCCTCGGTGACAGACTGCTCGACAACCTGCTGATAGGCTTTCCCAATCTTCTCACCGGACGACGACTGCTGGCCGCTGTTGTCCCCTGACGATGTCACTGAAACCGGCGCGTAAACATTCACGCCCATCGGGGAAGAGGCCATCGGTGAGGCGCTCCCGACGTATCCGCCGTTCGCATATCCCCGCATCAGGCGGTAAAGGTTA